TAAGTTTTGCCAATTGTTGGAGCTTGACGAATTTTTACCGTGCTTTCCTTTGTTGAAGTCGCGCGAAAAACTCTATATGCAAGACAAGATTTGGCAGTGTATTTGTGAGGACATGGGTTGGGAGTTCATTAAGTCTATTTAGCCAGGAAATTTAATGACGCGGCAGCATATAACACCGGAAACAGGATGTTGAAAGATTTCAAATAACACCGAATGATAGTCTTCTTGGTTTTCCTGTAGACGTACAATTATATCTGACATATATACTACGACTTTTTCGAACTCGTCTTTTGACTTGTCTTTTAATTCAATTTCGATGCGCCAGAACAGAAAGGCGCGAAGCGATCCACCGCGGGTTTCCGTTTTAAATTCGGCATACTGGTGTGGGTCGTATTTGAATTTTTTTGGAAACGTATTACCCATAGTATATGCTAATTCTACTTTGATGTATATCAAATTTTATTATGTATATAAAGAAATCATCGTATCTAATACAATGACTTCTTGGGTTCTTGTTCTACTAGCAAACGAACCCTATATTGAGCGGGCAAAGAAGACAATTACGGAATGCCGGTTCATAGGCGACTGGCAGGATGACATTGTTTTAATGGTGCCTCGCTCGCTTATTAGTAATAGTGGATTGGTGCGCTTCGCTAGTGAACGTAACGTGCAGCTTTTTGAGTTGCCGGCGCACAATTGTGACGCAATTATTAATGTATGGATGAAAAATAAAGGGAATCGTAACTACGACTATATGATGAGTCGTACATTTATCTTTATGAAATTTTATATATTTGATGTATTTTTTAAGAAATGGGATGTCGTATTTGCCATGGATGCGGGTATGCACGTATTCAATCGACTACATATATTTAAAGAGGTTTGTCAACCAGACAATATTATATATGCACATAGTGACGCTTATCCAACGTATGTATGGCGTCTTCGTGGTCAATTCTCGTTTGAAATGTTAGATACATCCAGTCAATTGTCACTTTCTAAATATAGCTTAGATATTGATTATTTTCAAAGTGGAGTTCTTATATATGATACTCGTATTATAGAGGCAAAAACTGTAGATGGACTGTTTAGGCTTGCCGAGCAGTTTCCGAGTGCTCGAGGTGACCAGGCAATTTTGAATCTCTATTTTAATTGTGAACGTGGGCTATGGAGACAGATTCCACTGCGTAATGAAGATGGATTTTTATATGATTCAAAGCAACGCGCTCACTTTATGAAAACAGATTACCGCCTGTTAAAATGGATATAAAACGCGGATATGCTTCATAATTAATGAGTCTATATGAAATATGTAACTATATTTCAACCGGTGAAAAACTACAAGAATTAGCAGAAGCCTATGTAGGATTTAACGCTGATTTTGAATGGAATCCACGTATAGCAAAAGGTGCGCCCAAATTTAAGAATTTAGAAACATTTAATCAACCGTGGGATAATCCAAAACTCATCTTTTGTTACTCACATAGAGTGAAGAACTTATCGGTTTTACTATACTTGTTTAAGAATCCTTGTGTTATTATTTTTGGAAATTCGGATGAAAATCTGACCAGAGAAAAATGCGCCAAATTTTTGGAATCGCCACTAATTAAACATATTTTTTGCCAGAATATGATGTTTCAACATGCCAAGGCATCATATATTCCTATAGGAATAGCAAATCAACAGTGGAATCATGGTAATCTTCACAATTTTGAACGGTATTGTTTTTATAATATGCATAACGAAAAACAACATACTGTATTATTGAGTATGTCTCTACATACAAATAGTGAACGTGCTCGCGTTGCCTTAGAATTTTCAAAGAAAGGCGTAGAGAATCGACGATTTAACAATCATAATGAATATTTAGATGCGTTAGCTAGTTCCAAATTCTGTATATGTCCTGAAGGGAATGGTATCGATACACATAGATTATGGGAGGCATTGTATATGCGGTCGGTCCCTATACTAAAAAAATCAGCATTTACCGATATTCTGATAAATGCATGTATTCCCTGCGTGCTAGTTGATTCCTGGAGTGAATTTAAAGTAGATCGGCTTCCAGAGTACGATACATATATATTTGATGAAGACTACACATATAGAATATCTTTCTTAAAATTTAGAAATGAGATAATTTGCTTAAGGGATTCGTTATTTTAACTCTACAATGAATGTGGTGATTAGTTTTATAGGGCAACTACCACCCTATTTGGTAGATTGTATTAAGCAATTGCGACTGTTTTTTAAAGGAGATATATATCTAATCTATAGTGACATTTCATCCGATATGTCACATATTTTAACTTCATTTAACGTTATATTTGTACATTATGATGAGGTTAAATCTGACATATTCGATGAAACATTCCAGCAAACTGATTTTATGGTTGTTGAAAATATACCTGAACGTAAATTTCTATTTCAACGCTCCTACGAGCGACTTTTTCTACTAAACAATTTGATGAAACTACATAATCTTAGTAATGTATGGTTTATGGAGTGCGATATTATGATGTATGTTGACCCTACGCAATTTCTTGAGATTTTACAAACCAAACCCTACGCATATTGCTATCATAATAATGACCATTGCAGTCTTGCTATATTCTATGCACGTGATTCCGATAGTCTGCGCGATTTGATTCATTTCTTTATTCATCACCGAGATAAGGGACTTATGACTGAGATGCGAACCCTACACAGTTATTTTTTGCTGCATCCAGATGATTTCTTGTTTCCTCAAATTCACCATTGTAGCGCGCATACTGGCTTTCATAGATATTATGACACATTTAAATATATCTTTGACGGTGCCGCGCTAGGTCAATATAATTTTGGTGTAGATAAAATTCATACTCATAATATAATAATACAGAGGGCGCAAGATAAAATTGAATTAAATCTAAATACCTGGGTCTACGGTGATTTAGAATGGCATACACGTGATGGACTTTTACTACCGTATTTTAAATCACAGCGCGGATTAATACCTGTTGCAAATTTACATATACATTCTAAGAATCTGTGCGCCGCGGCATCGGATAGAAATAATTCTATTGAGTTTGACATCGTTACATGTATCGGACCTAATGAATATGCACTGTGCGATGAAGTCATACAGAATTTTAAGAAATATATTAGTTCTTATAGAAAGATCTATATTATCGCCGCATCTGAGCTACTTACTTTATGCTCGGAGGAGACACTACAATTATTTGAATTTGTTGACGAAGCAACGTTTCCTTTCAGTAAACAAACTATACATGATATATTGAATTTGAAGCATCGCTCAGGCTGGTATTTTCAACAATTATTGAAATTATATAGTGTATACACTATTAAAAATCTATTAGATAATTTTGTTATTATTGATTCCGACGTACTATTTCATAAACCAATGAAATTCTACCAAGGAGATAATCAAATTATGTTTAATGTAAGTGGCGAACACCATATGCCTTATTTTAACCATATGGAGAGACTCGTCCCAAATTTATATAAGCGTGTCCCACTTTCAGGCATATGTCACTTTATGCCTATGAAAAAACATATTATAATTGATTTGATAAATTGTGTAGAGAAACATCATAAAGCACAATTCTGGCGGCTATTTATAGAATTAGCAGATCCGTTGGAGGAATCCGGTGCCTCCGAATACGAAATTCTGTTCAATTATACCCTTAAGAATTTTCCACGCGAATGCGTTATTAATAAATTAGAATGGCTCAATGAATCGGTTGGTAACCGCGAATTCAACGGCTACTATGAAGCCAGACATTGGTATCGCAGGTCTTAGATTCGTGTTGCGACGAACAGATATTCAATCGTGTTCGGCTCCAGATCTTTTTGCGAAGCGAAACGCTTATAAGGAATTTCGATGCGGCGAACCTGCCAGCCCGTTGCCGTAAAGAGTGCAGTGATTTCAGCATGCGACAGAATGCCCTCTTGGTTATATGAGAGGGCTACGCGGCGCGCTGGTGTACCCTCAAGAATTGTTTTCAATGCGTTGGTTGCTGTTTTTGTCGAGCACCATGCCGACTTTTTATAACCTGTCGTGGGAATACCTGTAATACCCGCCACTTCGAATGTGTTCGCAGAAATATCCACAATTGCGTTCAGTGGAAAGTAATTTGCTCCGTATTGTCGCTGATTATACGGAGGATCGAGGTAGAGAAGCGTTGTTGGCTCAATAATGGCGCCATCCAAACACAATTCTTGCGCATCACGTTGAAAGACTTGGGCTCGACGGGCTGCCGATTGAATTGGGCGCAGCGTAATTGGATTGGTTGCCGAATTTTTAAAATCCTTCAAATAGGCTCCGTAAATTGAGGCTACATTTGCTATAGAATCTGCTGCGGACACTAAAACGCCTTTAAGATAATTGCACTCTTGTTGTGTGTAGTTTTGTGAGCGCAAGGCAATACGAATTCCGTCAATTTTCTGCGCGTTGAGAGTTGTAAAATAGCGCCTGTTTCCAAGTTCAGAATAGGTTGTAGTAATTGCACCTGTTACTGGTATTACTAAGTTAAGAGCGTTGACCAATTGTGTAGCCGTAGGCGGCGGCGGCGGATTAAATTGTGCATGTAGGACAGCCACCGAAAAATTCTCCCAATCATTCACCATGACGGCTTTTACATGCGGCGCCATTTGAACCGCAAGAGCGCCAGTACCGGCAAAAGCGTCGCAAAAAGTATAGCCGGATAGGTCTGTCCACTCCTTATTAAACTCATTAACGAGCCGTTGGGCTAGCGAGCGTTTCGAGCCTATGTAATTTAGAACCATCTGTTATGATAACAGTTGTTTACTGCGGATTTTAACCGAAATAATTTGATATGTCTACCTTTTCCAGTTCGACCCGTTGCGCATTTGTCAACTTAATAAATGGTATATTCTTTGTTTCTTCGGGCTTATCACGAATGCGTTTAACGATACATTCAGAATCATAGTCGCTTTTTATTACGTCCCAACATATCTCATGTAAACGATACATTGTTTTAGACGAATCCAATAATACTATATTTGCGTTTAAATTATCATGTAATACAATTTGTAGACAAACATAGATTGTTAAATACACATCCT